ATACGTTGACCTTCTACTACTTTCTGAACCATTTTATTAAACAAACGGGATGATATTTTGTTCGATACCATATTTCTCGCATTATTTAACTTTTTTTGTGTTATCAACGTCTTCAATTTTGTGGAAGAATACGCTGTTTCAGGTCGTCCTATAGAGACGACGGCTGCTGCCTTAGATATCAGGGACATTCTCTCATTTCCGTATACCCTATCACTCCCTAACACTATGACTACATTATATTTATCTTCTGGGTATTCTGTGAATATGGTGTATAAAGAAGGAACAGTGAGCACTTCCACTGAACGTTTATCGACCATTGCTCGTATCATTTCAACTTTGTTCACAGGGCTCAAAGGATTTCTAACGACAGATTTCTTTTTGTTTTCAGAGGAAATCTTTTTACCAACATACGATTCGGTCACCATGACTACAACCTTCGCTTCACTCAGAGACGCATCAAGGGGTGTTTGAAAGACGACGTGTGTATCGTTATTGAAATACCTCGATGAAACTTTTTTATGCCACTCCTTATTCATCCATTTGCCTTGCTGTGTTTTCGTTCCTGGAAGACCAGTTTTTTTAATACGCAGCGCAGATTTTATGAGTTCCTCATGACCTTTTGTAGGTGGATTCATACGACCGTATACGACAATAACGGTTTCCTTCATTTATTATCATAAAAGATTATATCTTGTAGAACATCCCTGTATGTGTCGCATCCCATCTCAATGAAAGTATGTTCATGATACAACAAACCGTCTGAATCATTGCAGATGAGCAATGATATCCCAGTGAGAGTACACGCATATTCCATTGTCTCGAAATCTAAGCGTTCGAGACGAATACGATCCTTGAATTTCTTCTTTTTATCACTTTCATCGATATCTATGTGATGCAGAAGTTCAAACGATGGATACGAACCACATTCGTCTTTGAATTTACGTAGTCTGACGATGGTATTTTCAGCCCCTTTTCGAGACATGTAACAGGCTATACTCGTTCTCTCAATTTTATTATGTACATCTCTAGGTCTGCCAAAATAAGACACACCCTCTTCTTTTATCGGCCTGAGTAATTGAATGAAATATGCGTGTGACATTTTCAAAATGGTATACTATTCAAACACCCGAATATTTTATATCTTTTTATTTTCTTTGAAACTTGTTTAATAATTATGAGAATATATGCCAACTAAAAGACTACTAGAACTTTTCAGCGGGACCAGTAGTGTAGGTAAAGTCGCTAAAAGAATGGGGTACGATGTCGTGAGTGTTGACAACGTATTTCCATCTACACACAAATGTGATATTATGAAATGGAAGTATAAAATGTATCCCCCGGGCTATTTTGATGTCATATGGGCGAGCCCCCCATGTACAGAATTCAGCTTCGCGAAACAAACAGGAACAAGAGACATAGAGGGAGCGCTCGCGCTCGTGAAAAAAACCCTACAGATTATTCGATATTTTCAGCCGAAATGGTATGCGATTGAAAATCCGGTTGGATATTTACGTCACATGGATGTCATGAAGAAAAGAACAGATAGAAAGACAATATCATACTGTAAATATGGGTTCATCTACAGGAAAAACACTGATATATGGACGAATTCACGTTTCAAGCCCAAGAAATGTGAAGGGGATCATATGTGTGCGTTCAAAAAACAGAACGGGTTTCATAAAGCAACTGTACAATCAGGGGATAGGACGCAGGGGTATACGGAACAAGTACCGGTTTTGGATTTACACGATAGATATAGAGTCCCCAGTATCTTGATCAGAGATATATTCAACGGGTTTTACTGTATCAAAGTATAGAAATACGAGAACGTTCTTCTGACCATACTTCACCATTCTACTCGAATGTCTATGACTGTGAATAATAGAACCATCTAAATTTACGTTTGGCCAATATACGAGTGTACCTTTCTCTGGACTGATACACGTGTCTAAATCAGGGAAACACGTTTCACCCCCGACGCAAAAGTTATCGAGATATAAAACAGCAGTCCATAGACGTTGGGGTCCGAAATACATCAACTGTTCATCGTCTAAACCGTCCGTGTGACATGTAAAATAATCACCTACGTGATACGTGGCCATTTGAACTGATGAGTTATATACTTTGTGTGTCTTGAACATATGCATATCAACGCGATCTTGAATGTATTGTAGACCGTTATGCTTATGTAGGATGTATCGCGACGAGCTTTTACGTCTCTTTGGATTGTATACGATTCTATCATTTTCAATGATACGTGAATTATACGATGGTGTCGTTTTATTCATTCGAATCACACTATCACACGCAGCTGGGTCTATGAAAAACCGTTTGATAATAGGGTACTGTTGCATTATAAAAATAAATATATTGTGTTCTTAAGTTCATTCATACGATGTCTACTTGTTCAATTTGTTTGTAATATAAAAAAATGAGAATATTCTTCTCACCTTCTATGATTTTTTTACCGTAGTGTCTGTGAATTCTTATGATATTACCATCGTTATCTACATTCGGCCAACATATGAGCGTACCTTTTTCAGGGCGCACGCACGTCTTAAGAAACGGGAAACACGTTTCACCTCCAACACACGTATCATCGAGATACAGAACAGCAGTCCATAAACGTTGTGGTCCAAATTCCTCGAGCTGATATTTCTCCAAAGCATCTATATGAGAACAAAAGAAATCTCCCTCTTCGTATGTGGTCATTTGCATCGACGAGTCATATGCTTTATGAGTATCTAACATGTATTTATCTACTCGCATTCTGATATATTCGAGACCTGGATGATTGTGTAGTTTAAATTTAGATTTACTTTTTCTTTTTGAAGAATTGAGAACAATTTTATTGTTGTCTACAATTTCAGATAAATATGCTCTCGCGTACTTATGAGACTCAACAACGCTGTTGCAAGGACCTGTTTTTATGAATCTAGGGTTAACAACGGGATATTTCATATATATAATTAATCAAGGAAACAAAAGTTTTAAGTTATGAAAATAAACAAATGCATTCATAGTCCATTCAGAGACAAAGAATCTTCGAGCTGTTTAGTTGGGAATTACCTGCCATAACGAAACGCACGTTTGAGACGAATACGTGTGACTATTTTTCCTGAAGCATTTTTACGATAATACCTGGATCCTCTTTCATTCCACGTATCGTCAACCAATTCCTCGCGCATCATTTTGCGCCGTTTTCGTCTCTCCCCGCGTTCCTCTTTTCGATTCACAAAATCTTGTATGACATGTAACACGAGAAGTGGAAGGGATTTCCCAATCATTGCCCTGCAAACGAGATCCAACCTATTGACTTGATCAATCGATTGAACCATCGTCTCCAGTTATTCATGAAAAATATTTAAACATTCGAGTTGTAGTACAACTATAATGGACGAACAAATCATCCTCTCTTTCAGACAACAGATTGAACTTCTGGCGAATTCTCAAGGAGAACAAAAAACCCAGAAGTGCGCCGCGCGCCTAAAAAATGGTACTTGTAAAATTAGCGCGACGTGTGGACGATTCTGTAAAAAGCATCAACATCTGGAGAATAACATCAAATACATGATTCGACCTAGTGCTGAATGTCATGTGGTGTATCACAATCATCCACCTCATATGATGTGTTGTCAGGAGTGTCCTAGATTTGACGCAATCGTATGCACATGATGATGTATCCCATCACGCGAAAGAGAATGATGAGGCCGAATAGTATCGCGGTATTATTAGACGTAGATATCCCTTGGTAATCAAGCACTTCATCGCCCGTTGAATATGGACAAAGACCGTTTTCCGGACATTCTATTGTTTCATCTTTCCATACCAATGTACTCAACGCATTGTACCCAAAATAGAATGGGTTTAATTCTTGTAACCAGCCAATGTACGGAGGAACACTTGTGTTGTTGATGAACAATCCACTTGTCAACATCATAGGTAATATACACAAATTTGTTACGACTAGACATACAGAATATTGATCACTTACGGTAGACATCATATATCCAAACGAGGAGCCCGAGAGTGCGACGAAAAACATGACCCATAGACATTCCATTATACGATCCGTGAGGTTTGTCATCAGAAGGGCTATCATGCAAAACACGAACGTGCTTGTTAATTGGAACGGGATATCAACGGATGTTTTACTCAAATAATAGACGAAGAGAGGATATTTTCCTCTCTTGTAGTCATATGTAAACATCTTTAAGTACGTGGAGAATGATTCTACGGTAGAGAATACGTTTGACATTATTTGGTTGAGTATGATGAAAAAGAGCGCACCCGTTTTGTTTTGTACATCTACCTGTTCATACCCGAGTTGAAAAAATAAAAGACCGACGAATATGCCAAATATAACACTTTGTAATAATCTCGTTTTAAGCACTGTTGGATTCCTGGTATTTTGTATGAATTCTCTTCGGAGTATTGGTAGAAATGTAAAGCACACATCTTGTATTGTTTTTTCAACAACCGCCTCTATTTCATCTATAGAAGACACCGAGTGTGGTAGTATAGGTGGGTTCACTCGCTTGGGGTTTTCGATAACTTGACATATGTCTATGGCAAACTCGGGAACACTCGATACGTCAAGTTTCGTATATCCAAGTTGTTCAAAGTGTTGCTGTACCATACCGGGTGGACCGTCGTGTATGACAACCCCCTTTGACATGAACAGAATTTCCTGAAAGTTGTAGAAAAGATACCCAGATGGTTGATGTATGCTTATGAGGACTGGTATGTGACACAACTTCTCTTTAAGCATATCGAATGTTGTCATACTTGTTCGGCTATCGAGGGAACTGAAAGGTTCATCAAATAAAAACATATCTGGTTTCTCCCCAAGTTCTATGGCTATGCTTACTCGTTTTCTTTCACCACCCGAAATTTTAGATATGACAGTTTTGCGACAATTCTCTAGATCCATCGTATATATGATCGAATCTGGATTTTCGTGCATGGAAAGTTGAAACGATATGCTTATGTATTCTTCCACCGTCAAGAAATCATACATGGGGGCATCCTGAGCAACATAGGCAATTCGTGGATACTTTCTGAATATTTCATTCATCAACGTCGTCTTACCTGAACCAGATGGACCCATGAGTCCGTACACACCTGGTTCAAATACCTTTGTAAAGGGCTCCAAAATATTTGTTTTCTCCAAATGTACTAACATTTATTCTTATAATCAAATATTTTCCGATTGATAAAAAGATGTTAAAAATATGCTTTGATGTCTCGAATGCATCGGTGTTTGAATTTTATATATCTGTCTATTATCGAATCCGACATAATTATGGACATATAAACATAAAGTCCCAATCGTGACAAATCCGTAGAAAGACATCCACCAGAAAAGGTAGGCTGTGAATACAGCGAGTGCCCAAAATGAGCAAGCAAAGCATCCAGATACAACATTCAGACCTATATACCAAGGTTTTTTAGGATTCGCATGAATAACTACATTCATATGCTCTGTATTTAAGATGAGTTCATCGTATTCTTTTTGTGTCTGTATCCTGTACTCTTTACTGTTCTGGACGATACCTATTTTCCCCTTTAAATTCACAGTCTGTTCTACCCCATATACATACGTGACTCGCAAGAATTTCATCATCGTATCAATGACTCGTTCTTTGATGTCATCCAGGCATTCGAGATATAACAAAACGAAATTTTCTGGATCGTATGCAAAATATTTCTCAACTGTGTGTAAAAAATCTTCTATCGTCATACACCCCACACAACCGTATGCGGCATAAAAGGTTCCATCTATTTCTTTTACCTGGATGTGTAAGCATTTTATTCCATTCATGAGTTGGTACATGATGTTATATTCTTGGTGTTTTGCGTAGCGTTTTATGAGATTCCATAAGATGGGTATTTTATAGCATATATGCACGGTGTCTTGGATGAATGTATATGTACATGAATGGTATGTCCCTATTATCTTTTCATTCTTCACCTCCATTATCATATACATGTTTATTTTTCTTTTTTGTATATACCCTTACCGTTAAGCAAGGAAGTGATGAAATGCGCGTTTTGTGCGCTTTCCCTCGTATATTTTAGCATTTCCGTTTTCTATCTTCACGATGGTTGGAAATGATTGTATCAGAGGAATACCATATGTTCTGCATATGCGCTTCATATTGTCAACATGGTTGGGTATGATATGATAATACACAGGTATTTTGTGAGTTTTGTGTGATATCACAAATCGCGGAGGAACTATTTCTTTCATCTCGTGTTCATAGCTCAAAAGCATGTCAGAAACACTTTTTGTATGGGGACAGCCGTCTAACGCAAATACATGAATGATCATTATTTTTTACACAGAAAAATCGCTTAAAGAAAAGAGAAGTAGTATTAGTACAAAAGAAAATGGCTACTGTTACCCTTCCTAAGAACTTCGATGCTTCCGACATTACTTTCGACTCCGTGAAGAAAAACGCGATGGGTGGAAAGGTCGTATATATGAAACACAATGGACAAAATAGATTGACGCTTCAAACGCCCGCGCTTGCCGCCCCCTTCGGCGTCAGCGGGTACACCGACGACAAGACTGGAATTACTAAGTATTCCCTTGATGTTTCTTTCAAGGGAGTTGATGATGATCCGAAGATTAAGGAACTTCTCGAGAAGATGGAATCTCTTGATGCCTATCTCATCGACGCAGCTGTCAAAAATTCTAAGGAATGGTTTGGCAAAAAGATGACCAAGGAGGTTGTCGAGGCACTGTATCGTCCCCTCGTCAAGCCATCCAAGGATCCTGAGAAGTATGCGCCTACTATGAAATTCAAGATGCCCGACAAGGACGGACGCATTCTCGTGAATGCGTATACTTCCGACAAGCAACCTTTCGACTTGGATAACTTTCAACCTGGTTCAAAGGTTCAGGCACTCATCGAATGCTCCAGTGTCTGGTTTGTCAACAAGCAGTTCGGTGTCAGTTGGAAGCTTGTCCAGCTGCTCGTGAACAAACCCGAGAAGATTTCGGGATTCAGTTTCATCCAAGATGATGATGCCCAAGATGCTGAGAGCGATGACGAAGAAGTCCCCAACATGGCGAGCGACGATGTAGATGACGGCCTCAACGAGGTCGAAGAAGAGTAAACTAGCAATAGATTTGTAATAAGACAGTAGATATTTTTGATTAATTTTAATATACGATATGATACCAGTTTAAAAACGTATGGTATGATATAATATATGAAGAGCATTACTTTCCACTCAAAAATCCTTCCCGAGGTACAATCAATAGAAGAAGAAAATGAGAAAACACAGTTATACATTGACAACATTTATGATAAATTTCCAAGTGAAGCCAACATTAATCATCATGGGTATGCTCAAGAAAAGCTCATGAATTTTAGATACGTTCCCCTTAAGTATGTTATTCCTAACGGTAGTTACATACGACTCATAGATTTACGCACACCTTACGATGCGACTCTTTTCAGTGGGGGATTCGTCACGAGGGATAATGGATACAGTGTTGTTGTTAGAGCGGCGAGAGATGAAAGGGTGTTTACGTTCGATAGAAGAAAATATGCGGTGTTTCTGCAGATGACCGTAGATGATCAAATGCGAATCCAAATGAGAAATATGCGTTAAGTGCGTCATGCTTCAATATTTCTTTTGACGCGTCAGTATAAATCTATGTACGTCGTGGATTTTGAGAAAGTACCCAGTGACTACATTCCTGAAGATGAAGTAAAGCATCATAAGACGTGGTTAGTCAATGATGAAGATAGGACTCGTATCCCTATAACATACGAACGCATGGCATTTCACAATTTTGTCATCGCCGATGAGAACAAACACATCGATACGAAGTGGAATCAAATGAAGATTCTTAACGTATTCGGGTATACGCTCATCCCTGGCATCGCAGATTTGCCTAAAATGGAACCAGAACCTGAACCCGCCCCCGAACCCGTTCCTGAGC